AAGGAAACGGGCCGCTGCCAATGTGGGACCAAAACCAACTAACGTTAAAACTGTTTTAAAAAGAGATGCGGGTGGAGATGTAAAAATACCTAGAATAAAAAAAGGAAAATTTGGATTTAATTTATTTGAACTTACAAATGTACAAATAGACCCTAATTTGGCAAACTTAGAAAAAAATATTAGAAAGTCAAAAGCAAAAATTAATCCAGAATTAAATTACAATACAATATATAAAAAGGGTGAGTTAGATATAGGTATTAATAAAGATAGATTAAGAATAGGATTTAAGAAGAGGTTTTAATTATGGCAACATCAGGACAATCATCATTTGATTTAAATATAGATGACATCATCAATGAAGCATTTGAAAGATGTGGTCAAAGAGCAATGGGTGGTTATGATTTAAAGACTGCTAGAAGATCTTTAAACTTATTATTTTCTGATTGGGGTAATAGAGGTGTACATCTTTGGAAAGTATCTTTAAATGAGATAGCTTTAGTAGCAGGCACTGCACAGTACGCTGTTGATGCTGCAGTTAGTGACGTATTAGAGGCATACATATCTACAACAGCTGCTGCTCAAAATAATGCTAATACCCAAGATGTGTCTTTAACTAAAATAGATAGATCTGCTTATGCAGCTCTACCAAACAAGTTAGCTACAGGACAACCATCAAATTATTTTGTGGACAGACAAACAACACCACAAATATTTTTATATCAAGCTCCTGATGCTTCAACATTTACTACTTTAAAATTTTATAGCATTAATAGAATACAAGATGCTACAGCTTATAATGGACAACAAGCGGATGTGGTTTACAGATTTTTACCATGTATGTGCGCTGGTCTTGCTTATTACTTAGCGATGAAGAAAGCACCTGAAAGAATACAAGCAATGAAATTAATTTATGAAGACGAAATAAAAAGGGCTTTGGAAGAAGACGGACAGAGAACATCATTATATATCTCACCTCAGTCGTACTTTCCAAATGTATCATAATGGCTAAATACGCAAACGGAAATAGATCACAAGCGATATCTGATAGGAGCGGACAAGCTTTTCCATATCAAGAAATGGTTACTGAGTGGAATGGTTCTTTCGTACATATCTCTGAGTATGAAGAGAAGCATCCACAAATAAGAAGAAAAAGAGTAACTGCTGATGCTATTGCTTTACAAAAAGTTAGACCTATGAGATTTCAGCAACCTAAAACTGTAGCATCTAATGATGATACTTTGGCAGATTCAGGTGGCACTTCAGTAGGAGTAGCTAATTTAAGCTTACCTGGAGACTTTGCTTTTGAAACGTTTGAAACTGAAGTTACAAGTAATGGTATAACTACCTCTTTACAAACTATGCAACCAAGAGATCCATCTTTACAAAATAGAAGAAGAGAAGCTTCTGCAAGAGTGGGTTCAGTAACAGTGAGTATATCCTAATGGCAATAACACATTCAGCATTTTTAACACAAGTAAGAAATTACACTGAAGTAGATAGCAATGTTTTATCAGACACTTTATTAGATCAATTTATTAGAAACGTAGAATTAGATATTGCTGGTCAAGTTGATTATGATGATTTAAGAAAATATGCAAACTCAAACACAACCAGTGGTAATAGATTTGTATCTATGCCTTCAGACCTATTAATATTAAGATCTGTAGAGATAATTAGCTCTAATGTGAGAGATTTTTTAGAAAAAAAAGACACAAGTTTTATTGCAGAATTTGCCCCTAATGAGACTGTTACAGGCACACCAAAGTATTTTGCTAACTGGGATGAGACTAATATTTTGCTTGCACCAACTCCCAATGCAGCTTTTGACATACAAATAAATTATATAAAAGATCCACCACATTTTGACAGTTCAACAAATACATTTATATCTGAACACCAAGAAGCAATGTTGCTATACGGTGTTTTAAGAGAGTGTTTTGGATTTTTAAAAGGACCTGAAGATCTATACAAATTGTATTCTGACAGG